TAAGCTAGCAATGCGCGAACCTGATGACTTTGACCCGAGTGAAGACCCAATAGGGAGAGGATAAATGTTTAAAGAAATAGTTCTAGGGATGGTGATGCTAGGGCTCCTATATGGAGCTATAGCTATCTTTCCACACGTGCTATTCGTAGTATCCTTCACACTAATGGTACTGACTATGGCCTACGCTGTTGGGTACCTAATCCTGGAAGAATTACGGGGGCGCTAATGCTAGACCCGAGATACGAATGGGTAGAAGTATGGCCTGGAACTTTCCAGCTCCAGGAGGCTAAGTGGTATACGATATATAAGGAAATCGTCGAAGAGCATAAGGATTTACTAATGAGGCTAGCTGAATGCTAAAAGAAATGATTGTTGGTAGTATTATTCTAATAGCTGGGACAATAATCACAGTACTTTACCCGATTATTCTCCTGGCAGGGTTAGGTTTAATACTCTTCGGACTACTCGCATACTTGATTGGAGCAGCCGTTAGGGAACTGATGCCAGGTTATAGGGGGTTATAAATATGAATGGTATTAAGTTAATCGAGCTATGGAACGAGGTTAAGGCGCGCGGCGACGTTAAAGAGATGTCAACGTTCTTATACCAGAACTGCCAGGAAGCTCTAAGAATCGTTGAGAGCCAGGGGGTTGTAATTGATTTCCTGAATGACATCATCGCCGAGCAGGATGAGCATATTCAGGAGCTGGAGGAAGATGCAATTTAACTTCGGCGGTGTAGAGTCTCTGAGCACAGTAGATTATCCAGAGCATGCTGCGATAACTATCTTCTTTAGAGGCTGTGGAAAGCGATGTAAATGGTGCCAGAATAAGGAGCTGTTAAATGGAGATACGCCTGTTGATATTAATGTTATTATGGATTTGCTTGATGAGGCATCTGGATTTGTATCTGCTGTCGTACTCTCCGGCGGAGAACCACTCCTTCAAATCGAGGCTGTTATTGAAATTGCAGGCTATGCTAAATCAATAGGCCTAAAGGTAGGTATCCATACAGCCCTGCCAGAGGAACTGGATAAGGTCAAAGGATACATTGATTATGCCTGGATAAGCGATTCCAATATTCATCCAAAGCAGCCTGGCTCCCATCGCGCAGTATGGTACGACCATGGAGGAGCTAAGTATGAGCGACAGTATTAAATTGGTAATATTATTCGCGATAGTACTCCTAGCAGGAGTTGGGCTAATTGTGGTAACTGAACAATACCTAGGCCCAAAGGCAGTACTAACACAAGCAGAGAAGCCACCCGCTAGTATAGATATCCTAGTATTAGATAATGAGGTCTGGATAAGGCCTCTGGATATAAACGGGCAGTCAACGAAAGTCCCTGGAAATGCACAAATACAGATGGCTAGGGTTACTACCGGAGATGGGCAGTATACACCAGTGCTAAGCAATGTAGTGCATATAAAGGACTACGAGCTTATATACTATAATAATAAAGGAAATGCCTCCAATATATTCGCAGCTACTAGTGAGGTAAATCTACCACCTGAGAAAGGTTTATATAGGATAGCAGTAATATTCTATCCTACAGGTGAGGATTACTCACTATATAAAGCGGTATATAGAGGCGTTTAAATATGGACTACAAGGCACATGAAGTACCGGCATCATTCTTTGGGGTGCCGGATTCTTTGTTTTCGCACTTGACCATCGATGTGGACGAGGAAGCCAAAACGGCTACTATCATCTACGTGAAGGTAGCGGTTGAGCACATGGGCTCTTTTAGGCGTCTCCTGGCAGCAATGGAGGCATCACCTTATAAAGTACATATCTACTGCCCGGTCCGAAGGACTAGGGGTATTATCGCGAAGCTAGGATATGGACCACTCAATGAGGACATATGGGCTCATGGCTATCCTGCTGACTATGATGATATAAAGTACGGTATATCTAACTCCAAGTATGCAATTACGGCGGATTCAGTCTATGACTGAAATAACTATTTTATAAAATATAATTATAATATTTATATTTATTTATATGTATTCCTATCTACCCTTTAGTATTATTACACAAAACATCCCAATGTCTATTGTAGGAAGAATTAATCGGAGGTGTGACATGCCCGCTAAGAAAAAGAAGGATTATCATCGCGGACCACCCGCGGTACAATACGATTTAAAGGTAATCGAGAATATGGCATCCTTTGGATGCACCTTGAAGGAAATAGCGACGATATGTGGCTTCGGAGAGTCACGCTTTCGCGCATTGAGACAGGACCATCCTGAGATTCAGGAAGCGATAGACTTAGGCAGAGCCAATCTATGCCAGAAGCTTCGTAAGAAGCAGATAGAGCTAGCATTAGATGGCAATGATAAGCTCCTCATATTTCTAGGTAAAGCATTACTAGAGCAGTCCGACAAGGTAGAGATACAGCATAACCTTAAAGCAGAGGTAGAATATGAAATCACCTTCGGCGACACAACGCATCCGGCTGAAGATGCCGAAGCTGCATCCGAAGCAGATGATGGTTGCTAAGGACCCTCATCGCTTTAAAGTTCTAACCTGCGGACGTAGATGGGGTAAGACCATGATGTGCGTCACCATAGGGCTTAAGAAGGCCCTAGAGGGTGGACACGTTTGGTGGGTTGCTCCGACATACGCAGTGGCTGGTATCGCTTGGACTATCTGTAAGAAGATGATTCAAGACATTCCAAGCACGCTCTATGAGGTCAGAGAGGCGGATAGACAGGTCAATTTTAAGACTCCTGGAAATGGATTCTTCGCTTTTAAATCCGCTGAAAGACCTGAGAACCTCAGAGGCGAATCACTTGATTATTGTGTCTTCGATGAAGCTGATTTTATAGCCGAGACCACATGGGTAGATTCAATTAGGCCCTCACTGTCCGACAGGAAAGGTGGCGCTATTTTCATATCAACCCCATGGAAAGAAGGTTCCTGGTTCCATAAGCTATGGCTGAGAGGACAATCTGAACAAGACCCCGAGCTAATATCCTGGAAATTTACTTCATATACCAACCCATTTATAGACCCTAAGGAAATAGATGTAGCCAAAGAAACTATGGCGACAAGCTCTTTTAAGCGTGAGTTCTTAGGTGAATGGGTAGGAACAGTTGGTGCCAGGATTAAGCGCGAATGGGTTAAATACTACGATAAGCTCCCTGAGAATTTGAACATCGCGATGGGAGTAGACCTGGCTATCAGTACTAAGACTGAAGCAGACTACACTGCGGCGTGTGTTCTAGGGAGGGATAAAGCCGGAATTATATACGTGATAGCCGTAGAGAGAGCCCATATAGGCTTCGGCGAAACACAATCATTTATAAAGCGAATCGCAGAGAAATATAAACCCTCTACGATAGCAATCGAATCCGTCATGTATCAAGAAGCGCTTGTACAGCAGATGCAAGCTACTACAAAGCTGAACATAAAGGGCGTTAAAACGACCAAAGATAAGATAACTCACTTCAGCCCGCTTGAAGGGCGAATTGAGCATGGACAGGTATTCTTGTCCAGAGACCTACCGGAATACTTCGAGGATGAATTACTACATTTCCCGATAGCCGGTTGGCACGACGACACAGTCGATTCGTTTAGCTTAGCTTTTGATGCATTAGGGACGGTAAAGAATGTTATACTTCTGCCTAGTTTCGACGTCCGAGATGACGCGGGCTGGAGAAGTTGAACACTGTGCCTCTATCAGGATGAGACCCTCAGGGCATCTCATGCTCCTAGCATAGAGGCACTTATATTTATGAATATTGACTCCTTTACGGGGGCAAGAGGTGTTTAAATGGCTAAAAAGAAGGTACAACAGGAAGCATCTGCATCCAGCCCCCCTACAAGCACGGGCGGAACAGAGCTTTACACAGCAGCGATGCCGACCGATGAGTTCAATGCTAAGAATCTTGGATTCACTGAGTTTGGTACATCAGGTTTGAAGCGCTTCAGTGGATACATATTTGAGGAGTTCCTCAATGAGTTAACTGGAAAGAACGCGCAGAAGACCTATAAAGAAATGGTCTACAATGACCCGGTAGCATCCTCCCTGATATTCTCCATCAAGATGATGGCTAGGAAGACCGACTGGCACGTAGAGCCATGTGGCGAAGAAGAGAAGGACATTGAAGCAGCAGACTTCCTTGAGCAGTGCATGGGCGACATGAGCAGGCCCTGGAAAGAGGTCATTACTGAAGTCCTAAGTATGATTCAGTATGGTCACGCACCAATGGAAGTTACGTACAAGAAGAGGGCTGGTAAAGATTCTGATGAGCCCTATAAGGCATCTTGTTATGACGATGGGTACGTAGGCTGGCAGTCAATCTCGCTAAGGTCCCAGGAGACCATACTTAAGTGGGAGTTCTGGGAGAATGGAGAGATTAAAGGACTCTGGCAGTTAGCACCACCTTATTATAAGCTTACTTATATTCCGTGGGAAAAGTTCCTGCTTTTCAGAACTGACTACAGTAAGAACAATCCTGAAGGCAAATCAATCCTTAGAGGCGCTTTTAGACCGTGGACATTTAAGAAGCACCTGGAAGAGATTGAAGCAATAGGCGCTGAGAGAGGCGTGTCTGGTATACCAATAGCATGGGTTCCCAGCAACATAGCTGCTCCAGATGCAGCAGATGCTCCAGCAATTGCCGCGAAAGAAGCCTATAAAGACCTAGTCAAGAACATCCGCCGTGATTCGCAGGAAGGAATAGTATTCCCCCTGATGTACGATGATAAGGGCAATAAGATGTTCGATTTGACCCTGCTTACAACTCAGGGTTCAGAGACAGGTAAGATAGGCGAAATGATTGAGCGGAAGAGCAGAGAGATGCTCCAGGTTTGTCTGGCAGAGTTCATCATGCTAGGCGCTGGAAAGACTGGAAGCTTTGCACTATCTCAGACTAAAGTCGACCTATTCCTCCAGGCAATTGGCTCATATCTTGACCTCATTGAAGAAGTCTTTAATACGCACGCAGTCCCACGACTCTTCGAACTTAATCCTCAGTTCAACGTTGAGGACCTGCCTAAGATAAGGCACGAGGGAGTTAAGGACGTAGACCTCAAGAACATGGCTGATTACGTCACGAAGCTCATTGGAGCAGGTGCGATGCAGCCCGACGACGGCTTATCTGACTACCTTAGAGTCGCCGCAGGATTACCAGCTGTAATCGAAGGCGAAGAAGAGATGGACGAGATAGGCGAAAGTAACCAGGGCGTAGTAGGAGAGTCTCCAGTAGAGGAGAAGATGCCTACTGGCATTAAAGGAAAGGATAGAAAGGATGTAGAGGCCCCGTAAAGGAGGTGGGAGCATCGAGTGGTACAAGACAATGCAGTCGATAGGAGACAAGCATGCCGTGAAGATTCGACGCTCCTATCTTCAAAGGGCTAGAGATACTGAGACCGCGACAGATTGGTCAGTGGTAGAGAATACCATTAGCCAGGGAGCGGTTGCAGTGTACTATTCTATACATTGGGCCAAATGGCAGCCAGCAAAGCAGGTCTTTCCTGCTTACAACGAAATGTACAAGAGAGGCAAACTTAATTTACAGAAGTATGCCGTGAAGAAAGAGGCTGCGCCTTTCGTCATTGACGAGAGTTCCTTCACAATGCCGAACCCTGCGGCTGAAGCCTGGCTCCTAGAGTATGCTGGAACAGAAATTACCCAACTCTCCCAGCAGGACCTTAAGATGGTCCGAGCAGTTCTCCAGGAAGGTCAAGCTCAGAAGCTTACCTATAAGCAGACCGC